AAAACTAATTGAACCAGTAATTGAAAAAGTTGATGAAGAAGTAATTGAAAAAGTTGATGAAGAAGTAATTGAAAAAGTTGATGAAAAAGTTGATGAAGAAGTAGATGAAGAAGTAATTGAAAAAGTTGATGAAGAAGTAGATGAAAAAGTAATTGAAGAAGTAATTAAACCAGTAAAAGTATTTGAACCAGCAAATGAAGAAGTAATTGAACCAGTAATTGTGTCTGCATCGCAAAAAAAAAGAAATATTTTACCATTTTATGACGAAAGTAGTAGCAACGAAAGTAGCAACGAAAGTAGCAACGAAAGCATTAGTCAAAATGATAGTGATAGTGATAGTGAAAATGATAGTGAAAATGATAGTGATAGTGAAAGTGATAGTGAAAATGAAAATGATGAAAAAAAGAAGATAAAAGTAGATGCGTTACAAGATTATGATGATGAAATAAGTAGTACATACAGTAGTATTAATGAAATTTCATATGGTATTGAAGAATCTAAATCCAATATTAAAAAAGCAATTAATAAATCTATAAAGGAAGTTTATATAAACGAAAAAAGATAAAATCGCGATGAAAAAGAAACACAAACTTTTTTTTTTTTATTATTAAAAGGTAAATTTTTCAAACATCCTTCTTGTCCACAATACAATTATTTTTTTGATATTCTAAATTAAAAACAAATTATTTTTTTTAGAAATGATCGGGAAAAAAACCCTTATTTCAATTACAAATGCTACATTTTTAACAGTATCGTATAGACAATTTATTAATACTGGTCTAAAAAAAGAAAATCACGAAGCATCCTCTCGTAATTTAAAATCACTTTTGATTTTTGTATGTGTATTTGTTTTGAGTTACTTTGCACAAGTTCTCGTATTAAACAATGGAATGTCAAATAAAGAAATGAATGGTCGATTATCCTACGCTAAGACACAAACAGAAGTAAAAAATATGTTAGATAGCGTTGAAATTGGGTATGCGCCGTTTTAAAATAAATGAAAAAATGTTGTGAAAGTAAGTATATTATAACGTTTAATATAAAATATGAAACTTGAATTGAAACGTTTTGATCTTTCGAAAATTACAAGTGATAAAGTTGTTGTAATGATAGGAAAAAGAAACACAGGAAAATCGTTTTTAATTAAAGACCTGTTATACTATCATAAAGATTTACCAATTGGAACCGTTATATCTGGTACAGAATCAGCAAATCATTTTTATCAAGATATGGTTCCTAAAATATTTATTCATGGGGAATATACACCCCATCTTGTGGATAATGTAGTCAAGAGACAACACATGATACTTAAAAATATTAATAAAGAGATGGTAATGTACGACCGTACTAATATTGATCCAAGAGCTTTTATGATTCTAGATGATTGTTTGTATGATGCTTCTTGGACAAAAGATAAAAATGTAAGGGCTTTGTTTATGAATGGAAGACATTTAAAAATGTTCTTTGTGATTGCTATGCAGTATCCTTTGGGAATACCTCCAAGTTTAAGAACCAATATAGATTTTATTTTCATTCTTAGGGAGAATATTGTTGCAAATCGAAAAAGAATATATGATAATTATGCTGGAATGTTTCCAACTTTTGAAATCTTTTGTCAAGTAATGGACCAATGTACGGAAAACTTCGAATGTCTAGTAATAGATAATACAACAAAAAGTAACAAATTGGAAGACACTGTTTTTTGGTATAAAGCGGATACGGCACCAGATTTTAAAGTGTGTTGTGATGAATATTGGAAATTATCAGAAAACATGAACGAAGATCAAGAGATGGAAGAGATGTTTGATATACAGAATCTAAAAAAGAACAAGCACATCATAAATGTTAAAAAAATGTAAAAAAAAAAAAACAAAACAAATCCCATAGGTATCTTATCTAACAGGAAATCCAGCACTTCTACTATCAGCTTCCTTATTGAATAATGGTTCAGCGGCTTTACTCGTAAATTTATCATTCATCAAAAATTCATCATAATATGTTCTTGGAATAAATTTATATTTAACCCTTACGTCTTTTTTCATTTTTTCAAGTTTCTCTTCATAAATTCCGTGAACCACCATAAACATACCTACAAATAAAAAGAGAAAAATCAACGTTTTCATATTTGTTTTTTATTATCATACGATTTTATATTTAATGTATAAAATATGTATTGAAAAAAAAAAAAAAAGTTTTTTGAATTTATTTTAAGGTGTTGATGTTCTTTTAGTCCACGCGTCTTCATCATTGAAGATAATGTTCTGAGTTACATCTGATAATTCACTCTCTTGAACCAAATTCGCTTTCTTTTTAATTTCAGTCTCCTCCTTTGTTCTATCAATCAACTCTTTTTTCCTCTCCTGATAAAACTCCTCCTTACTTGTTGTGTTTTTTTTATACTCTCGCATCAATGTATTCAGTTGAGTTTCTGTATATTCAGCATCTGTAATTTCATCAGGATTAGCTGACCATGGACACCAACAACCAACAGAAGCAATATAAATATTGTGAAGATTATTATCCTTGCGTTTTAGTATTTCAGCTCTTGATTGAGCTTCGTTAAGACTTTCATAAGTTCCACGAATTTTAATCCCACGAACTGATGTTTGAAAGTTATTTTCCTTTGAAAATTGTTCACTAATTTGTGTATCGTTATCCACTTTGAAACTTTTGTAATCTTCATCTATTGAAGCCGTGTTAAAACAAGACCCATATTGTTCTTTAATAGACATCAATTCATTCTTCTTTTCAGGGAATAGAGACATCAAACCGTCATATAGTTCACTGTTTTTCAAAATGTTTTCCTTCAAATATGCAGATACAAAATAAGCCTCTTTAGATTTTAATACATCCTCAGGAGAAATAAAAGATATACACGCATAGGATTGTCCTCTCAGAGGGTCATCCTGATCTAAATAATCAACCTTCTTTGTACTTTCTGGTTGTATATCACTCATAATTTAAAATAAAATATTGTTTGATTTAAAGTACACACTGCACAATTCTTTAATATATATTTTTTTTTTTTCTTATAATTATTTATAAAACAATATACGCAAAATCACAAAACATGAACGATTTTTCATTTGACTTCATGGAAATTATTGTAAGAATGCTTAAGTATCTTTTTGAGGGTCTAGTCGTTGCTACAGCAGCATTCTTTTTCCCTGGTAAAAAACCAAAGGTTGAAGAGGTTATGTTCATAGGGTTCGTAGCAGCAGCGACATTCTCTCTATTGGATCTCTTTGCTCCTTCTATTGGTGTTAGTGCCCGTCATGGTGCTGGTTTCGGCATGGGTGCTAACCTAGTAAATTTCCCCCAATAAATTTAAATACTTCTTACAAATTTCCAACCCAAATCATCACATATTTTTTTCCATATTTGTTCTTGTTGATGGAGTTTATCTCTACTTTTCAATAAAGGAAAATATTTCAAAAACTCAAGTTCATTTAATATTTGAATAAACTTGTGCAGAACATAACTGTAAGACAAAAAGTTTTTCCGATTATTAGGACTATATTTTAAAAAAGGTACTTGAACCTCTCGAAACATGTTCTTTAATTTTTCCTCCAATTCGGGGTTCAAATGTGGATTTGGTATACCTGTAATTTTGTTTAAGATGTAAGGAATGTGCTCATAGTATTTGTTGATTTTATGTTTTTTTAAAATTTCTCTTATCTTTATTGGTGTGACTATCGCTAAATTATATATACGTTGTTTGTTTAGTTCCATCATTATCTTATTGAAGACTTCGTCTGGTATATCGGTTGTTTCTTTTCCTTGAATTTGATTTAACCATTCTGAGAAGTGATTTATTCTCTTGTAGCTAAAATATGAAATCTCTTTAGGAGGATCTTTGTAGGATGGTTTTTCATTATCGGTAATAATATGTTCAATTGTATAGCAATCTCTACAGCATACAATACCTTCGTTGCTTAAAATGTCCTTTGAGTTTCCCTTACAAAACGAACATATGGACGAATTGTCTTGTGTAATACTATTATTTATATAGTTCTTGTCAGTATAACTAAGGTAGTCATCCAATAAATGAAACCTACTATTTTTAACACTCTTGTTTGTAATTTTGTTTAAATCTTCCATATTTCCGTTGGTAAAATAATGTGCGATTGTGTTACTTGTAGTTGATTTTTGACCAATAGACATGACACCACCCTCGTCATTGTTATTTTCAAGAAGATTGTAATAATTATATAAAATATCACTTGTATTTACAAAATACTCGAGTTCCTCTTTATTTGTCTTAATACTATTTATTTCTTTATTAACATATTCAATATCTTCCTTTGTAAAAATAATCTGATGAATTTCTTCATCCGTCAATTCTGAACGCGGTTTTCTTTGTAGAGTGGATAGAATGTCTTTAAGATTATTTAATTCTTTATTGAAAGATTCATATTTTTCCTCATTAGTTGAAAAATTGTCAATCATAGATTTATGTCTTAAATCTAAGGTAGTATTTGATATTTGATAATTACAATGCCGTTTTGGGTTGTTTCTTTGTTTAGTTTTCATCAAATCTTATGTAACAAATGAAGTAACACGTTTTTAATATGTATTGAAAAAAAAATGATTAAATATTTATTTTAAAACACATTACTTCTTAAAGGACAAATTTATTGATAAAGAAAAGAAAAGAAAAGAAAAGAAAAGAAAAACCTTTTTTTAAACACCAATATTGAAGAACTTTATAATAAAAAAAACACAAGAAATATAATTTTAATTTTTTTTTTAAAGTTTTTTTAATTTTTTGTTTGAATTTTTTTTCTTGTCATATATTATAATAATAAAAAACATTCACTTACAAATATGGGAGGAGGATTAATGCAACTTGTCGCTTACGGTGCCCAGGACATTTACTTGTCCGGAAACCCCCAAATTACCTTCTTCAAAGTGGTGTACAGACGTCACACCAACTTCTCTATGGAATCCATTGAACAAACTTTCAACGGTACCACTGGTTTCGGTCGCAAAGTAACATGCACTGTGTCCCGTAACGGTGATTTGATCAACCGTATGTATCTCCAAATGGATCTCCCCGCTCTCCAAACCGGTGATTACGACTCCTGGGTGGGTCACAAACTCGTCAAATCCGTGGAGATTGAAATTGGTGGTCAACGTATTGACAAACATTACGGTGACTGGCTTCACATCTGGAACGAGCTTTCCCAAACCGCTTCTCATTGGGATGG